AGTAAATAGTGCTGATGATAATGGCACTTTATTTGGTGCTGCTAATGCAGATCTAGTTCTAATAGAATCATCCAATGTCCCATATATGGGCTTTAATGCTATAGTAAATACAGCAGTTAAAACGGCTGAAGGTATCGTTACAACTATTGATATTCTCTCTTCTGGATTTGGATATACTGCAAATAGCGAATTAGAACTAATTCCTGCTAATACACAGAATCAAAGTATCTTTGGAACCGCTGTTGTACAAAAACAGGGTGTAGGCGATGGCTTCTGGAAAAATAATAATGGCAAGTTAAATCTAGATAAATATATTCATGATAACGTATACTATCAAGAATATTCATATGAGATTCAATCTAATCTATCACTAAATGCGTATTCAGACATCTTGAAGAGACTGCTGCACGTATCTGGTACAGAACTATTTGGTAAAACTATATTGCGAACTGGTCAAGATATCAACGTTGATACTCCTGGCGTAGTTATTACAACAACATAATAAAGAGATATAATAATGACTGTAGTATCAAATACAAAACTCTTTAATATCAGAAATAGTATCGACTACTATAATCCGATTAGAGATCTAGCAAACTCTCAGTATTATGTCTTTACTGCAAGACATACACCATCAATCACATCATATCCTCAAACAATCACTGATTCTGTAAATGAAACAGAATATCAGATTTTTGAAGAACTTATTTTTGGTAAATTAGTAACCACTAATGATGTTAAGCAGATGGTTGATCGGTATGATTGGGTATCTGGTACTGTATATACAGCATACGATGATGCAGATGCAAATCTTTATACTAAAAACTTCTTTACCGTTTCATATGAGAATGGTGCATACCACGTATTTAAATGTATTCAAAACGCAGGCGGTATAGCATCTACTAGCCAACCTAAATTATCAGAAACTGCAGCCGATGATGAAAGTTATATGACGGCAGATGGCTATTATTGGAAGTACATGTACAGTGTTGATTCAACTACATTTAGTAAGTTTGCAACCACTGCATATATGCCTATCGTAGTTAATACTTCAGTGACTGAGTTTTCAACTAATGGTTCAATTAATTCAATTCTTGTAACATCAGGTGGAAATAATTACGTATCATTTTCTAGTGGATACTTTACCAGTATATCCATAGGCGGTAATATTTTAATCCATGGCATTAGTAATGGATCTGCTAATACTGGATTTTATACTGGATCTGCAGTCTATATCGCTTCAGGGACTGGCGCTGGACAAGTCAGATCTATCATTGATTATAATGTTATAGCTAATTCATATCAGATCACAGTTGATTCTGCATTTATACCTCAACCTGATTTAACATCGGCATATCAGATAGCTCCAAAAGTTAATGTACTTGGAGACGGATATGGAGCTAAAGCTATTTCAATAGTTAATGGGGTCAATGCAATTGACCGTGTTGAAGTGATTTCAGGTGGTTATGATTATACCTATGCCAATGTTAATATTACAGGAAATACTGGCACAGTGCTTACTAATAGCGCAGTAGCTAGAGCCATTATATCTCCACGTGGTGGACACGGCTCAAACATCTTGTCAGAATTAAATGGTAATAAAGTCGGTATATCTGTAACGTTTGCAAATAGTGAATCAAATACTATTTCAATTACTAATGACTATTCAACAATCGGTATTCTTAAAGATCCATTGTTTGCTAATATTGAATTAACATGCAATACAACAGTAGGTTTTCAAGTAGGTGAAACGGTCATTCAGAATATTGGCAATAATACTGCCATCAATTCGTTCATAAGTCAAGATCTTAGATATTCATATAATGTCGGTAATTATACTTCTTTACAACTTACTGCAACATCAGCTCTAGTTACAAATGATGCCGTTAGACAAACTAGTCCGGGTGCAGCTACTGGTGTTGTCATCAATAAAACTGGCAATACCCTTCTTGTAAGAGCAGATGCTGGTAGGTTCACGGCTGCTTCTACAATCTTTAAAATACTTACGCCAACAACAAATAACGTAATTAATACTGTATCAACCGGTTTTTCCGATTATGTATTTGGTCGAGATTCATCTAATACACTTTTTGCCTATGTTGATGCTAATAATACAATTTCTGTATCAATCAATGGTGAAAAACACATTAATAAGGCCATTTTACCATCTAATACTACAGCATCATCTTTTACTGTCAATAGTACTGCTATTAAGTTTTTTAATAGGTCATTATCTAATACAGATATTATACTTATTAATAGATATGTTACTAATACGTTGATGGCTAATGCTCAGTATTCTATAATTGGGACAGTACAATCTTCTAATAGTACAGTCATAAAATTGAATAATGTTGCAGGAAACTTTGTTACTGGTTTAAGTATTGTTGGTGCTAATTCAGCTACTGTAGCTAACGTAACATCTGTCAATGGTCCATCTACTATCTTTGTCCAAACAACTAAGTTAACTGGAACATATAATGTAGGTTCAATGCCGTTTGTCATTGATGACTATTGTCAACAAGATACTCCTGGTGCTAATGGTGCATATGGGTATATAAATAATATAGAAACTGCTGATAGTATAACGTATGATTTCTATCTTACTGGAGTTAAGGGTGTATTTGAAGCCGGTGGAAAGTATCTTCAATCCGCAGATAGTACTAAAATTGCAACAATTTCTGCAATTCGGCCTGCAGATCTTGTTAAATATAGTGGTGATATACTTTACGCAGAGAATATTAATCCTGTAATCAGAGCTAATAACCAATCAGAGCAAGTTAAACTTGTCTTGAAATTTTACTAAGAGGACTTAAATGGCGCTTGACACAGATCTAAATATCGATCCATATTTTGATGATTTCGATGAGACTAAGAACTTTCATCGTATCATGTTTAGGCCAGCTGTCCCTGTACAAGCCCGTGAGCTTACACAGTTGCAGACTATTCTGCAGAATCAAATTGAACGGTTTGGGGATAATATCTTTGCTGAAGGTACGATCATCAAGGGGTGTAACTTCATCTTTGATCCTTCATACTATTACGTAAAGCTTCCTGATCTAAGAGTAGATGGCCAGACGACAAATCCTAATCAGTTTGTCGGATATAGAGCCGTTGCTGCAGCATCTAATCTACAGGCTATTGTAATCAATTCAGTTATTGGTCTAGAGTCTCAGACTCCCGATTTGAATACTATCTTTGTAAAATATCAGAATTCAGGTACATCAGGCGAAAAGCAATTCTCAGCTGATGATCAGTTAACATTCTATTCTAATACTGATCCATCAGACACTGCTAGCATTGTTACTGAATATACTATGCGTGTTGCTAATTCTACATTTAATCCTGTAGGTAATGGCTACTCATTTGGTGTATCTGAAGGTATCGTATTCCAAAAAGGTTTCTTTATCCGGGTCGCTAACAACATCACGTCTGTTGTGTCTAAGTATAGCTCTGCTCCTAATAACGTCTCAGTTGGTTTCGTAACGGTAGAAACTATTGTCGACGAGCTACAGGACCCTTCACTGGCTGATAATGCATCTGGTTATACCAATGTAAATGCTCCTGGTGCTAATCGCCTTAAGTTGACTCCGACTCTAGTAGTTGCAAATACAAATGCGCTTCCTTCAAACAACTTTTTCTCATTGGTTGAGTGGCAGAATGGATCACCTGTTCGTTTAAAGCAGCAGACTGAGTACTCAACCCTTGGTCGTGAACTTGCTCGTCGTACATTTGAAGAGTCCGGTAACTATGTCGTTGATCCATTCAGCTTATCAACTGAAGCTTCTAACACTACATACTTCAACAGCGTAACTTCTAAAGGTCTTGCATTCGTTGAAGGCTATAGAGTAGAGAATTCAGATAACCTACGCGTTCCAGTTCGTAAAGGTAATGATACACGTACTGATCTTTCACAGTTCCTTGGTGTCAACTATGGCAACTATGTCTATGTCAATGAGTTCCTAGGTAATTTTGACTTTGGTGCTACTATATCTCTACGTGATACGGCAGCTCAGAATATCACAGACGAGTCTAGAGTGATCACTGCTCCTGGTTCAGAAATTGGTACTGCACGCCTCATTTCTATGGCATATGATACTGGAACACCTGGTACTCCGCTTGGTCAATATAGATTATATCTAACTGATATCAAGATGAACACTGGTAAAAACTTTGCTTTAGTAAGAGCAGTATCATATGACGGCGCGTCTGTCAATGATGGCCTTGCCGATCTAGTTCTAGAAGGTGGAGATGCTGTCCTAAAGGATTCTAACTTATCAAGTCTAGTTATCCCTACTACAAAGTTTGCAGTATCTACACTTAGCAATATCAATTATATCTACAGAACAAATACATCAAACGCTAGCTTTAATATC